ACGGGTCTATCATTTCTCATGGTCAGCCCTAAGTTGCAACAAATGCTACTCATGGGTTCATAAGTATGATTGGCTAGTAGATCAACTCGACACATGGAGGACACCACGATGACCAGAGATGAATTACCTGATTATGATTACGAAGTACCTAAGTACACCGTAACTATGCAAATACAGTGCGATCAACATCCATCTAGATGGTTACATGATGTTATCTATGACTACCTAGAACCAGAGGATGATGAGTATGTACGTATAGTTCATATAGAACCATATCAAGACCGACCCACATCAATTGAACACCATGGAGGATATCCAATTCCACAGAGGTATTAATCTATGCTTATTCCTAACTGGCAGCATCATTCAGCTAAACTACGTAAATGGAAACGTAGACCACAAGCCGTGAGAAATGCTAGGCATCGACTCAGGGCGCTACTTAGGAAACTTAGACGAAAACACAATGCACACACTTAAATGGTGGAGCCCTGTTATTGGAGCAGTACTCATTCTAATCTTATTTGGTACTATTAGTGCCATTAAAATTCAAGGAGAGTTTGACTATCCATCAAGAAAAACTTTACAACTAAGGTAATTATGGCACGAGATCCTTACGGGAACCGCATCAAGGAGATTATGAGATGGGAAGCAACTGATAACATGACACCCATGACCATTGCTGATGGCTTTGGTGCTGCTATCTCTTGGGATCTACCACCAGCTTACTGCTGTTTAATTAGAGCTGAGTATCCTGATGGAAGGATTAAAGAGAAAGCATACAAAAATGTTAAATCTGCCCAAAAGTTCATGAAGCAATGTATTGCTGATGATGCGGACTTTACTCTATTAACTGAAGACACCATCCGAGACACTGGATTCTACAATGAAGAAGACTATTGATCCACTTGATCTAGCTGAACTGCTAGAGAGAGAACAGTACCGAATTGATGAGGATACAGGCGAGGTATACCCAAATCCTAATAAGGATCAATGGGAACTATTATCCCTCGCCTCTGAAGGCCTCCTTAGAGTTAAACGTAACGCACTACATGAACTGGGGTATTACATCCCTCATTGGGAGTGTTACGGTAGCATCGAGGAGTACTGTAAAGAATTTCCACATGAACAACAATGTAAATGCTATGATGTATGATTTAACACAAGCGGAGATCGACCGCTTGGATGACTATGAATACGCAATGTTTCTAGCTTATGGCGACACCTTCCGAAATCAAGAGTCAGGTACAGCTAGAGAAGGAAGCGATCAGTTGTGGCCGGATGAGGCTGCACGAATCCTTGAAGACACTGGAAGAGAAATCTTACGCGTCGGCAAGCGTGTACGGGACAGCATCTATAACCAGCGCTCTACCTGGCGTTATTAAAGAGATTGATTCATCAAGATCAAAGTTAAGAAAAGGTAATGCTGGTCAGTATTATCTACCTATATCTTTATACTTAGATAAGGTTGAATCACTTGCTATTGCTACTATTGCATTAAAGATTACATTCGATAATGTATTTAGTATGAAGAGTGATTCTGACGTATTAACTAATGTTGTATTTAGTATTGGTTCAGCACTAGAGAATGAATGTAAGTTCAGGTGGTACCGTGAGCATCACCCTAAGCTATTCAAATACATTGAGGATAAATACTTCCATGAGTCATGTGGTACCCAACAAAAGGTATCCATTGCTAATGTGATATTTAACCGCAAGGGTGTTGCATGGCCTAAGTGGGATATCAAGTCACGTACTATGATAGGCTCATGGGCACTGAATGCCACCATCATCACGACGGGCTGGTTTAAGAAGCTGACTTATTTCAACGGTAGAAGACGTAAAGCTCGTTTAATACCTACAGATAAATTCATGGCTCTTAGAGACCAGCTGATCGCCACTGCTGAGTTATTCAGTGGTATACCTTACCCAATGTTGATTGAGCCTAATGACTGGACCAACGAAAGGGCTGGTGGTTACCTATGTAATGAGCTTATGCGTGGTTATCCACTGACTCGGCACGGTAACCCCACAATACTACACGGGAGCATCCCGATGAGCTTTCTCAATAAGCTACAAAAGGTTAGATACCGTGTAAACAAGCACGTTCTGTATACTGCAAGGTGCCTTAGAGATAGAGGAAGAGTAGTAGGAAAGTTTATTCCTAAAACAGAAGCCTTTAAACCTCCTCCACCTCCTGATATAGCTGATAATAAAGAAGCTAAACAGAAGTACAAGAGAGAGACAGCTGAGGCATACAATGCTGATCGCCTTAATTTCAAGAGATCAGTACGCACTAGAACGCAGCTAGAGGTAGCAGAGAAGTTTAAAGATGATGTCTTCTATTTATGCTGGTCTTTTGACTACAGAGGTAGAGCATATCCTATCCCTGCTTTCTTAACGCCTCAAGATACTGACTTCGGTAAGTCACTAATTAGGTTTGCTGATGAGTCTAAGGTTACAGATGATGCCCGTTTATGGCTGGCTTTCCAAGTTGCTACCACCTTTGGTAGAGATAAGGATAGTCTCCAAGACCGACACAAATGGGTAGCAGATAATCTAGATTTAATCACAAGGGTTGCAATAGACCCGATAGATAGTCTTCCTGAATGGGAAGATGTAGAAGAACCGTGGCAATTCATGGCTGCATGTCATGAGTATTACCATTGTTGTATATTAAAAGATAAAGAAACCACAGGACTGATGGTAGCTGTAGACGCTACATGTAGTGGTCTACAAATACTAGCTGGTTTAGCTAAGGATCAATCCACTGCTAGTCTAGTTAATGTCTGTCCTGGAGATAAACCTAGTGATGCTTATAAAGCTGTCGCCATTGAAGCCAAGAAGTATCTGCCTCAGCGGATGCACGCTTGGATGGACAGGAAGACGGTTAAAAGAACCGTGATGACCATACCCTACAACGCTACTAAAGATAGCTCTCGTAGGTACATACGGGAGGCTCTGAAGGAGAAAGGTGTTGAACATACCCCTGATGAACTAACTGAGGTTGTCAATGCTGTCTATAAAAGTATGGATGCTATAGTACCTGGGCCAATGCGTGTCATGCGTTGGATCAAGGAGCATGTTGGTCAGTACATCAGAGATGGAGCTGACGAAGTTACATGGGTGACTCCTTCGGGATTCACTGTTGTACAAGAAAGAAACAAGAGAAAGATCGAACGATTGGAATTACAATTGTTAGGTAGGACTTCTGTTACTCTGACTGTTGGTAAAGGTGACCCTTCTCCACAAAAACATAGGTCGAGTACAGCTCCTAATTTCATACACTCTCTTGATGCATCTATACTGCACTGTTCTTTTCAACAGTTTAATGGACCATTTACAGTTATCCACGACTCTGTTCTTACAAGAGCAGGAGACATGGGAACACTCAACTCACTTGTGCGAAAAACCTACACAGGAATTTTCACAAGTGATTGCTGGCTTACACGATTTGGAGAAATTATCAACGCATCAGAACCGCCACCAATCGTCGGGACATTAGACCCGGAGGTTGTACAAGAATCCACTTATTTTTTCTGTTAACACCACATGGCTACTACACATGTAACCAAAGAACCCGTCATGCTTGAGGGGTTCCAAGCTATCCTCAAAGTTGGGGATTATGGTAAGTTTAAACTTGAAGCACTACTACCTAAGGACATGATCGACTCCCTAGAGGATGAACGAGAAGGTCTCTTAGACTGGGCTAGAAGCAAGGCTAAGAACCCTAAAAGGGTGACAGTTAAGCCTGAGCCCTGGGAAGAATTAGACAACCGTCCTGAGTTCTATAAGACCAGGTTCAGTTGGAAAGAAGATCAGCCCGTACCTATTGTTGATACAGAGGGTACAACTGTGACTGATACTAATACTCCTATCTATAGTGGTAGTACAGTTAAACTAGCCTTTACACAAAAACCTTATATCCTCCCAGCAGGGGACATTGGTACAAGCCTTAAGCTCAAAGCTATTCAATTAGTTAGTCTTAACTCTGGTGCTGGTGTCGTTGACACAGGAGACTTAAATGCTGAAGAAGCTCAAGAACTATTTGGTAAATCCAAAGGATTCAAGGTAGAGTCACCTAGTCCTACAGCTGACCCAGATAAGGAGGAAGACGAGGACTTTTAAATGAGAAGCGGCCTTGAGATACAGGTGGCTGAACTACTAGATGAGTTGAAGATTGATTACGCATATGAACCTGACAAGGTTAATTACGTCATTGAGGCTAGGTACATCCCTGACTTCAAAGTTGGGGATGTTTACCTTGAAACTAAGGGGTTCTTTAAACCATCTGACCGTCGTAAGATGTTAGCTGTTAAGAAATGTAATCCCGATCTAGACATTCGCCTGGTATTCCAAGCACCGTATAATAAAATATCAAAACGATCGAAGACCACTTATGCCAAGTGGGCCGAGAAGCACGGCTTTCCTTGGTGTGCCTACTATGCAATCCCACTCAATTGGCTTAAATGAAAATGGAGGATCCGAGTTCTGCTACCATTTGCCATGCCCTAACTGTGGCTCGTCCGACGCTAACAGCATGTACGATGACGGCCACACTTATTGCTTCGTGTGCAATGCTCGCACAACTGGAGAAGATCCACCATCATCGCCGACCCGCACCACCGCTAGTAAAGTTATGATGAAAGGAGACCCGGTTCGGTTAAAGAAGCGGGGACTATCTGAAGAAGTATGCCGCAAGTTCCGTATTCATAAGGATGGGGACGTATTACGTTTTCACTACTTTGATAAGAAGGGGCATTTGGTTGCGGCAAAAGTAAAAACTAAATCAAAAGATTTCTATTGGGACGGAAAGAACACTGACCATCAACTTTTTGGTCAAAACCTATTCCCGGATAAAGGGTCAAGACTGACCCTATACGAAGGTGAATTGGACGCAGCATCAGGATATGCTGCCATGCCGACTTGGCCTCACATGTCCGTCCCTAATGGAGCAGCAGGTGCCAAGAAGGATCTACAACGTGTATTAGACTTAACCCAAGACTATGACGAAATTGTTCTATTCTTTGATAATGACTCAGCTGGTATTACCGCAGCCGAGGAGTGTGCACAGCTTCTTCCACCGGGTAAAGCAAAGATTGCTCGGATGGAGAAATATAAAGATGCCTCCGATGCCCTTCAACAAGGGGACATGGAAGCGATACGAAAAGCTATCTGGGACGCAAAAACATATCGTCCTGATGGCATTGTTGATGCCAAGTCGTTACTTGATTTAATTACAACCCCTAACCCACCATGTGCTTATGACTATCCGTTCGAGGGACTACAACAGAAACTTCTCGGGATCAGGTATGGAGAACTTATCACAGTTACTGCGGGCACTGGTACCGGAAAAACGTCATTCTGTCGCCAACTTGCAACTCACCTTCTTGAGCAAGGGGAACGGGTTGGCGTCGTGGAACTTGAAGCAAATAATCGACGAACAGCACTCGGACTAATGTCCGTAGCAGAAGGGAAACCGTATCACATTGGGGAATATGACCAAGAAACCCTTACATCTGCCTATGAGCGAACTATTGCCAATTGGAATCTTTATATGTTTGATGGCTTTGGGTCTTTCGATCCAGACATCATTTATAATAGACTTGAATATCTTGCCACAGCGTTAGATGTACGTATTATTTTTCTTGATCACATTTCAATTCTTATGTCTGGTCTTGAAGGTGACGAACGCCGAATGATAGATCAGACAATGACCAGGCTACGATCCCTAGTGGAACGAACTGGTATTGCACTATTTCTAGTATCACATGTACGAAGAACACAATCAGACAATTCACACGAAGAGGGAGCAAGGGTCAATATTGGACAACTCAGAGGTAGTGGAGCAATTGCGCAGTTGTCAGATGGAATTATCGCGCTTGAACGAAACCAGCAATCAGATTCTGCTAAAGCTGCAACTACTGTCCGAGTACTTAAAAACAGATACTCGGGAGAATTAGGTGTCGCTTGTAAATTAAAGTACAACCCTGAAACCTGTAAATTTAATGAAACTGAGACCAGAACTGAACAAACCTTCGACCCGACCACCGATTTTTGATGGAGGGTATGAACATCCTTGGTATCAACACCTTAAGAAACCTAAACCACCATCATCGGAGGCAGTCGAAAAAGCTAAGTTTGTAGACAAGACTTATGTTTGGAAATCTAAATGATTACATTAGCCTATGACATTGAAACGGACGGGCTTGATTCAAAACGTATCCACTGTATAGTTACAGGGCTTGTAGAAGAGTACAACGATGAGAAGTACTCAGATGATCCTAAATCTTTACCGATGAGTAATCAGTCTATTACTACAGCCTTAGGTTATTTAATGTCAGCGGATACTATCATTTCACATAACGGTATTACTTATGATGTACCACAAATTGAAAAGCACTATCCTTTCTTCAGAGATTGTACTGCTAAGCATTACGATACTCTTATACTCAGCCGCTTTTACCATCCGAACCTCTTGGAGGTAGATCTAAAGAGAAAATGGTCTATGATGCCAGCCAGTTTATATGGTTCACATAGCCTTGAAGCATGGGGATATAGACTTAAATGTTATAAAGGTGAGTTTGCTAAGGTGACTGACTGGAAAGAATGGTCACCAGAAATGCAAGCTTACTGCAAACAAGACGTAGCTATTTTAGCTAAATTATGGCACCACTTCCAGAAATACCTGAACCCGTCCTCTTAGAGCACGAGATCGCAAAGATGATGGCAGCCCAGCAGACCGTTGGATGGCCGTTTGACATACGAAAGGCTCAGGAACTAGAGAACACACTTTTGATACGCTTAGAAGCGCTTAGAGATGCCTCTCAGAAGATCTGCTGGTGTGTACCTGGTAATACATTCACGCCAAAACGTGATAATGCAAAGCAAGGGTACGTTAAAGGCGCTGAAATGCAGCGGCTTAAGGAATTTAACCCTAGTAGTAGAGACCACATCTCTTGGTGGTTTAAGACATTCCAAAATTGGGAACCAAAAAAGAAAACACCTACAGGCAAACCAGTTATTGATGAAGTTGTCCTGAAGGAGATTGGTACAAAAGAAGCGTTAATATTCGCAGAGATTCTTGCTATACAAAAGAAACTCGGAATGCTGTCACAAGGACAGAACGCATGGCTGAAGTTGGTCAAGGATGGCAGACTTCACCACTCCTGTTTTATAGGAGCTGCCACACATCGAATGGCTCACGCACGTCCTAACCTGGCACAAGTCAGTAGTGATCAGGATTGTCGAGAGTTATTCATTACTAAACCTGGATGGAAGCTAGTAGATAGTGACCTTGCAGGGATAGAACTTAGAATGTTTGCACACTATCTAGCCCGTTATGACGGAGGAAGGTATGCTAAGATTCTACTCAATGGTGACATACACCAAGTCAACGCCGATAAGATCGGTATTTCACGTAAACTTGTAAAGACTGTAACCTATGCGTTTCTATACGGTGCAGGTGACCGAAAGATCGGAGTCTCCTACGATTCGTCTCTTAAGGACGATCAAGCGGCGAGAAAGGGTAAAGAGATTAGGAAGGCTTATATGGATGCCATTCCGGGTCTTAAAGACCTTGTTGATGCTGCCAAAAAGGTATCTGAATCTGGCAAGATCCGTGCCATCGACGGTCGTTACATCAATGTTGACAAAGGGCATAAGTCCCTCAACTTTTTATTACAGTCATCAGCAGCGGTCATCGCGAAACGGTGGCTATTGATTACTGAATCTTGGTTAAAATCCATTGAAGCTACATACGAACGTTATGCCTTTGTGCATGACGAACAAGTACTCGGTGCGCCACCATCATCATGCGACGATGTAGCCAGTGCTTGTAAACACTCAGCTCTTGAAGCTGGTGAATACTACAAATTACGTTTACCTATTACCGCTGATGCAAACATTGGAAATAACTGGGCCGAGGTCCATTGATTGGGCTGCTGGGATTTTTGAGGGTGAAGGAACCCTGACCGTGGATTATGTCCGTAAAGGTGTACCACGCTATAAAGCTCAAATAGGCTTAACTGATTATGATGTTTTACAATCATTTCATGACATCATTCAGTGTGGGAATCTTAATGGACCATATAAGTTCCCTAGTTCTAAAAAACACCATAAACCTATATGGATTTGGAAGCTTTCAAAAAAGAAAGACTTAAAAGGTTTTCTTGAAACTATGCTACCGTATCTCGGGCATAGAAGGGAATTGAAAGCTAAAAAAATACTCAAAACTTTAAATGCTACTAATTGATACTGACTTTCTAGCTTATAAATCAGCTCAAGCTTGTGAGGAAGGTATTGATTTTGGTAATGATGTCATTGTGGCACAATCCCGATTCAGTGAAGTCCTTAAAATTTTTGAGAGAGAGCTGGAGAAAGTTAAAACCGCTATGATGGAAGATGAGGTAATTCTTTACTTCTCTAGTCCTAAAAATTTTCGGAAAGAAATTTCAGCGGATTACAAGGGTCACCGAAATCGACGTAAGCCCCTGGGTTACAAACGACTCGTGAACCATTGTATTGAAAACTACAGAACTGTCCTACGGGATGGGTTAGAAGCTGACGACTCTCTAGGTATTGATCACACTCAATTTCCTGATGTAGAGGCTATTGTAGTCAGCCCAGATAAAGATATGCGTCAGATACCTGGTGTT